ACTGGTGTTGGGATGTTGATTTTGTGCTTTGAGATTGCGTTGTAGTATCTTCTGACATAATCGAGTCTCTTCTCTTGTGGATAGTTTGCAAATAACACAGCAGCAATCATGATATACATCTGCTGTGGGGTTTCATACTTCTTCCCAGTACTTCTATCTTGAACTAAGTACTTGTCAACTACCTGACGTAGACCTGCATATGTAAACAGGAAGTCACGGTCATAATCTATATAACTATCTATCTCCTCCCACTCTTCTGGGGAATACTTTGTAGCAATGCCAGGATCATATACACCCTGCTTAATACACTTCTCTATGTGCTGACTAAGAGGTGGTGCTGTATCTGGATGATCATGAACAGACTTCTCTAGACCAAATAGTAATAATCTAGCAGCAACATACTGGTAGTTAGGATGCTCTAAATCAATTAGATCAGATGCAGACTTGACGAGTATCTCTTGAATCTCTTTAGTCTTAATGCCATCAAAGAATTGAAGTCCACTGCTGATCTCTACCTGTGAGGCAGAGACACCTGCCAGATCTTCACAGGCAAACTCAACCATCTTGTGTACTTTTTCGAGGTTAATGGGTTCCTCAACACCATCTCTCTTAACTACTTTAATTCCGTTGCTCATATTCTCCAGTTTGATAGTTGTAACTTTGCTTGTAATCCTTGGTACACATTAGATTGTACCACATCTTTAACATTTATGCCACCATTTGCCATGTCATTGAGATCTTTCTGCTCAATACTCTTTGGCCAGATGACTACCTTGTCTCCTGAATCGATTGACTTGGAGAGCTTGTCGGTGATTTGTCTGCTCCTAGGTTCATTATCATAAACCCAAATATAATCGCTCCAATTAAACGACCGAATATCAACATCGGAGCCACACATAGCAACCGAGTTATCCAAGAATAACGAGTCGAGAGGACCTTCAACAATGTATATGGTGGACTGATCATTGATCTCATCTAATCCGTAAAGTTTGGGTGCGTTTTCATCAAGCATCACAGTAATGTACCTCATCTTTGCCTTTGAAGACAAAGCTCTCCCCTGAAAACCTAGAAGGTTTCCATCGGGATCATTGATAGGTATGATAATTCTGTCGTCATCTTGGGAGGTACTTGAGAAAGTTTTCTTCTGGGTGTTTGCCCACTTCTTAAACTCTGGACAGTAGTATAGTCTATCTAATTTATCCTCAGGAATACCTCTCCCAAGAGCATACTTTTTTGCTTGATGTGATTTATTTAGAGAGGATAAAGGTTCAAGATTAACAGTTCGTTTTTTGAATTTAGGTTTGGAAACAAACTGTGTCAAATCTGGTTTAGGAACGTTACCACCTATGGTGCCTTCCTTATATCTCTCCATGACATACTCATCATATACATGGGGAGCATTATCCTTCAAGAAATTAGAAAAGGATCTCGTGATGCCACAATTGTGACATTTGAACACGTGATCCGCTTTGACCGAGAAGATATATCCTCTCGTTTTATTCCTATGTTTCTTTGAATCACCACAGTAAGGACATCTGAATGTCCATACGCCTGGCTTCAGTTTCTTATACTTCTGCAGCGTGGCAGATGCTAGATTAAGATACTTGGTATCGAGGTAACTCAACTGATCCTACTATTGGTAGTGGAGCTATTCTAGCAGGTACTTCCCCATTCGTCAAGATAGGTTTGATTATTCTTTGTCCGACTGGACTAACGATGAAAGATATAACAGACAGAGCACCAAAAATAGTCCACATCTTCTTCTCCATGACCTGTAGACGGTCATCAACCTTTCGTATGTCTCTTTCACAACCCTTCTTTATCTCCTCTGCTTTACGGTTGACTTCACGATGGACACTCTCTATCTTCTCAAAGAGAACACCATCTATTCTATCTTGCTTATCTAATTTCTCATTGTGGATTGCCAATAACTGACCCATCTTAACAGAATTATCTTGTAGTTTATGCACTACCTTCTCCAGTCGTTCTATTATTGCTGCGTTGATGTTCTCGGCCATCTCATCTAGGTAATTCCCACTAGATTATTTATTACGAAGTGATGTTTTGGTCACAGTAATGTCTAATAGGATACAATATCTGGGGTTCTTTACCCTATTAACCACATGATGAGGTACTCTATTGTAAAAGAAGAAACTATCTCCTGTTCTTATATCCCTCTTCTCTTCATGAGTAGGAGATCCAAGTCCGAAGTAACACTCCTCACCTTGATCCACTCTAACATCCAAACCAATCAATCCACGAATCAACATCTCACCCTCTTCCTCTGGGTCTCTATCCACATGCCAATCTATACCACTAGTGGGATCAGTAACACTAATACCAGCTCTCTTTCCAATACCAGCATCACGTAGATACTTGGTCAACTTAGGTAGTACCAGAGAGTTCTGTGTATATCCTACACCACCCTCAAGTCTATCCAATATATTATCATCTGTACCTGTGCACTTATACTTCTGGGAGGATCCATCTACCTTATTCTCACTCAGGTATCCTAGGTTACCCCAGTCAAGAGATGGATGCTCCTCTGCAAATAGACCTGCAACCTGCCATCCCTTGTATGCTCTATGCATCCATGCTTCTTGATACCTTTTTAGTTTATAGTTCCATGGTCTCCAAGTAAGTCTATCCTTATTGTCAAGGAACTCTTGTCTGACCTCATCAAAATTATCTAAGAGATCCTTAAGACGTGGGTTGATCTCTTCGTAAGTCCAGAACTTATCAAACCATGTCCTACTCACCACCAAAGTCTCCACTTACCATCACACTTCAAGGCATGTCCTTGGAATGTAATTCTATAATCACCCTTCTTAAAATTATCTCCCAGTATCATCTGATGCATAACCATACCAGAGTACCAGAATGAATGTCCTTCTATGTGTGGTATGACAATAGGTATATACTGTTCTAGATCCCCACAATCATCATCAAATAGTTTAAACTTCCATGGTTCCTCAAGGGTAGTGTTCTTCTTTATCTCCTTGACATACTCTAGATTCTCATACCTCCCTATGATGTCCCTGTAGATCATATATTTAATATCATTTGCTTTCCTATGGTACTCACGAGGTAAGTTCCATAATGCTATAGCAGCATCGTTATGTGGTAGCTTGATACTAAATGTATAACTTAACTGGTTTCTAAAATCAATATCTTTAAACTTCTCTTTGAAAAATTCCTTACCATACCACCACTGTGCATCATAGTGTAGGCATCTATGATGTTTCCTACTGTCAGGTGCATCCTCAAACTCATATATGTGGAAGCCAGGTAGTCCAAGACCCTCAGTATATTCTGCCTCTCCTACCTCCTCCTGTATCTTCTCTAAGAAGAGTATATACAACCACCCCAACTTCTTCCATAAGACACGGTTGTACATCTTCTGTAGTTTATTATAAAAACTCCAACCATTATCTCTTGAATCCATATAGAGAGCAGCACCTAGAGTATAGTAATGCATATACTTTTCAATACCACTATCAGGACCTGCTATTTCAAATGCAGGATGCCAGTTATGTCTCTGCAACCAGAGTTTCCTCATGTTCAAGAGTTCTATAAAGACACTTTCACACTGCTCAGGTTTTAGTATTTCTATTCTATTAAAATCTAAAAGTATATTATCCATACGCCATCACATTTAATTCCATGCCCTTGTAATGTAATCCTTCTGTCACCTGGTTGTAATTTATATCCAGGAATGATTTGATGTAACACATGACCAACATGATAGAATAGTTTACCTACTGTGTAAGGTACTACCATAGGTTTCGTGTCGTATATAGGATTGTATTCAAGTGGTAGAGATCCATTCTCCCAAAACTCTTTACTCTCTCTGGGATCCATATCTTGCATATGTTCTTTAATGTATGCATCCTTATTCTCATCACCTTGGAAGTTGAATTTACCAATCTGTTCTTTATCTAACTTCAACCAATCCCATAACCATAGTCCACCACCATGTGTGGGTAACTCTATAGGTAAAGTAAATGATAGTTGATCCTCTAGGTCAACCTCATCATATGTGTTCCAATAACACATGTGTTCTCTGTACTGTATATCCACATGAAGAGATGCTAATGGTTTCTCAAACCTTTTAGCACACTTAGGATCTGATACCTGACCTGGTTTGTGTCCGAAGACATGAAAACCAGGATGCCCTAGTTCATCTACGATCTCACAAGGACCAAACTCAGCAGATAACTTCTCTAGTAATATATCATACAACCATGTAAAATGCTTCCTCAACACAGGATTCATTACCCTCCTATGCTTATGATACTTTGCTATAGAATCACACCCTTCTTGATATGTACATGCACCTATAGTAAAAAAATCCATAGGGACTGGTGCCCTACGGATCCAAACTTTTTCAAGTTTATCAACTAATTTTATTGTCTCTTGAGATTGGTCTTCACTTAATACATCAATATATCCAAGCATCACATAGACATAAACGTGGTCATTACCTCTTTGCTATCGGGAAGCATCTTAGCGAACGCATCCTTATGCTCTTCAGATAATTGATTGAACCTATCAATTATAACACCAGCTTGCTCTTGTGTCAAGACTAATTCTGTTTCATCATAGAAGAAATAGGTTGTCACATTTGTGTTTGTACTATCAACTTGCTCAGCTAATGCTTCTAGGTATGCTAACCCATCACCGAAGTGTTCTTTCTTCAGAGATGTGGATAACTTCTTCTGTCTGTCCTTTGCTTTCTTCTGATAATCAGATGACTTAGCACGAGAGATTGTTTGAATCTCTTGCTTACGGTTAGCAGCACGCTTCTCACGTTCTTGCTTCTTCTGAACCTTACGCTTCTGTGAAATGAATTTGTAAGCCTGCTTAGTGTTTTCACCACCAGAACCTTGTTGTTCTTCTTCTTTGATAACTGACTCAGCCATTTTCTTTTTCTTGGTTAAACGTTTAATAAGTTTACGAGCTTGTTTACTCCTACCATCTATGTAGGTTGGATCCGCTTTCCGATGTTCCCACTGTTTGCCAGCAGATTCCATCTTCTTCCTCTTCTTCACTGCTCTCTTGTGAAGTTTCATGATAGGATCGAACCCTGCAATAGCACCTTGACCAGTGGTAGGTGTATTGATAGGTCCCACATTAGTGATACCACCTGCACCCATCATATCTCTTTAAGCTCCTGTAAGATACACTCATTAATAGCAATCTCTTTCAGACTGCTTGTTTCTACTTCAGGGTACTTGTTTAAAAATACCATGATTGCCTTTATATCTGACCAGTAATCTCTCTCCATCTTATAGAAGAGAAGTAACGGGGCAGCATCACCAAAGACATTGTATATGATTACTATATGATTCAAAAGAAGACTGAGTTTTACCTCAGTTCCCTTATGATATTTCTTGAGGAGGCGTTTAATATACTTAAACCGCCTCATATCCTCAAAGAAATCTTCCTTCGTTGCCGCTTGAGGGTTATCATAATGTTTAATAGCAAAGAGAACGTAATTGTCCTCGTTCAAGTCATCAAATCTCATGCGTCATTACGTTCTGTCGTTAACGGTTAGTGTACCTGCAGTACTGTATGCTGTAGTACCACCGATGGAGTTGTTAACAACACATCTGTACTTGGCACCGTTGTCAGCAGCAGCAGTAAGTCCTGTAAGGGATCCTGTATTTGCTGATGTCTTACCTGCAAGGTTAGACCAGTTAGTGTTGCCAGATTCTTGTCTCTGCCACTGGTATGTAAGTGACTGACCTGATCCAGTAGATGATGCTCCACTCAATGTGAATGTAGCAGCAGCTGTAGCAGCAGTAGTTACTGTAACAACAACAGCAGCACCGCCACCACCACCAAGTGATGCGTCAGCGATTGTTATTGTCTCGTTATCTGCGTAACCTGTACCACCAGATACA